GATGCTCTCTTGGCTCAGGACTTGGCTACATTCGAACGAGGTGTTCTGCGCCTCTGTCCAAGTGGACTTACTCAAGGCCGTTTTGACGCTTTGGTTTCCTTCTCCTTCAACGTCGGGCTTGGCAACCTCCAAAGGTCAACCATCCGCATGAAGCACAATCGTGGAGATTTTGAGGGCGCGGCAGAGTCCTTCATGGCGTGGACTAAAGCGGGTGGGAAAGAGCTGCCTGGCTTAGTTAAACGTCGGAAGCACGAACGCGCTCTCTATGAATCTGAGTAATCCTCTCCCGTAACTCATCTGCTACGGTCAAATTGTGCTTGGCCTCAAACTGGTCAAGCCACTTCCTCCTCGCCTCCCTTGTCGGGAGCGTCAACACATACCTTGCCAGCCCTTCTATCTTCGCCTCATGTTCGCTCATCACGATTTGATAGAACTCCTCTGGGGTTGCGGTAAAGGTTCCTCTGTTAACCAGCCCTAGCAAATGTTTTATGCAACGCTTTTCTGGCGGTGGTGACGGCTCTGGCTGCGTCAGATTTTCGAATAAATCTCCCAAGATAGTACCTCTTATAGTTGGCCATTATGTGCGCCTCGTAAAACTTTTCCTTCCTCTTGTAGACCCCCTTTATATTCGACTTGGTTTTCTCCCTGCGCTTGGAGTTCCACCTGTTCTCCATCTGCGTGGCAACCCTGAGATTGCTTAATCTATTGTCGGCAAACTTGCAGTTTATGTGGTCAACCTGTTCGGGCCAGTACCCGTGGTGGTACGCCCAGACAATCCTGTGGGCAAAGTAAGGCTTTCTGAATATAGCAATTTTGCGATAACCGCGAGGGGTTATGTGTCCTGCGACCCTGTTCGCGTACCTACGGTTCCACATGACGTAAGCAGAATACTTGGCGAAAGCCTCAATGGGTCGAGGCTTCCACACAAGTCTTCCACGCCTGTAATCAAACAGGGCTTTCAGTTGTTGCTGGCTTAGAATGGAATGTCGTCCTCTAAGGCTTGTTGCTTTGGCTCTGCCTTGGGCTTGGGTAATTCAACCTTGAGACTCATAAACTTCTGCCCAGACTTGCCTGTCTTAATCCATGCGGCTAGGTTGTACTCAGTCCCGTCTACGTTTAACTTGCCCTTGTAAGCAGGAGCCTTCTCGTTGTCACTTTCGTTCTTAAACAACACACCGCTATTGGTATTATCGTATTCCATAACTTCTCCTATTTGGCTGCTAAATAAAGACCCACGTTGCCAAGGCTATAACCTAAGAAAGCCACGCCAAGACCCACCTTACCCTCTAGTAGCAACTGCACCGCCACCACAAGGTATACAACACCGATACCGGCTATTAACCACGCCGCCACTCTGTCCACCCCGCGAAGATAATAACTCCAAGCATACATAGCACGAAAAATGCCGCGTCCTGCGCGTAGAAGTGTGCAGCTATAAGTCCGTCTCTCATTCGTCTTCCTCCGTATTATTCAAAAGCTGAAACTTGATTACCTCTAAGACACCTACCACAGAGGCTAGAGGGAGTGCCTCGTCAAACTTCTCTAGAACGCCCATAATCTCCTGATACAGGGCTTCTATCATCACCTGCTGGCTCAACCCCTCATCTCCTGGGCCAAGCTCTTAAATCCCCAATCCTCTGCCATCCTCGCGCACCGCAACATCTCCTCCTCGCGCACGATTTCCGCAAACCTCTGCAACTGGGTACGAGAGTCTTCGTGGAAGTTGAACAACAACTCCCCCTCCTTCAAAAACAATCCCGCCTCTACCGCCAGGTCGTCAATCGTCACACTCGGCCTCCACTTCTGATAAGAACACCTGAATCTTGTCCAACATCTCGTCTATCTCCTTTTGTTCCGGCTCGAACCGCACGATGAACAGCATCTTGCTGACAGGCAGTCGGGAGTCGAAACTCACAAAGTCGCACCATTTCCTACCCGTGCAAGCAAGTTGGAGCATCATCTGATTCTTGTACTTGGTCGGAACCTTGCCCGCCTTCCTGTATTGCAGGTGCGTGGCCGTGTTCGGGTTCTTAATCTCTACCAAACCCTCATCCCCAACCAAGCCGTCAGGAGAGGCTCCTAGCCACTTTATCGTCGGGTGTGGGACGAACCCTACTTGGTCTACGAAAACGCCCGTGTGAGCCTCGTATGCGGCTCTGGCGATGGGTTCCTGCTCCGTACCCCTAATCATTGCCGCGTTGGGCGCAAAACTAGCCTGTTGGGTCTTGGTGAGCCTTTCTGCTACAAGCTGCCAGAGGTAGTTCTTGCGGGTCTCGGTATCCTTGCCCGCCAAGGCATCGCTAACCCTGCTCGCGGTGCAAAACCCCAGCCTCGCCTGTAACCATTCCTCTGTGCCCTGCCTGATTTCTGTTAAGTCTGTCATGTAGCCTCCTCTTGGCTATGTGTAATTCTGCCTCTAACCTATCCGCGCTCATCCGTAATCTTTGGGCTACATTGTGGCTCAAGTTGTACGGGTACTGGATATACCTTGCCTTCAAAACCCTGCGGCTTATATCGGGTAAAACCCTTACTGCGTTCTCTACTTCCTGCCCGTCAAGCATATCGGGTTCTATCCTTGGCTCCTCGCCCTCAAAGACATCCTCGGACTCGTAGTTACCTTCTGCGCTGGCGCATTGGGTACGGTGTTCAGGGCCAACATGACCCCACGCACAATAAAAAGCCCAGTTTTTTAGTCTTTCTTCCGAAACCATAAGTCGTATAACTCCGGCCTATTTGCTTTAATCCAAGGTTGGGCAGATTGTATAAGTTCTTTGGCATTAAATCCACACGTTTGAGAACCGACGTGGTGGACGTAAGCCCTGCTGATGGCGTGCTGGAAACCCTTCTTCTGGATGTCCAAGCATTGCACGTCGTCCGAGTACCAGTTGATAGGCGGGAAGTCCACCCAAGCCTCCTTGGATATGTAACTACAAATCGGGGCTATAACATCGGTGATGTTAATAAGGTTCTCTGTCTCGTACCTGAACCACTCCATTTTTCCCTGCCCTAGCCTAATGTTCTGCAATCCTCGGGCATAATCAGACCTAGCGGATGCCCATCCGAGGGGGATGCTTTTGTCTCGCAAAAACGCAACGTCCTCGCCAAGCAACTTCCAGGTGGTAGGGTTGAACACAATATCGTCGTTACAGACCACAACCTCGTCAACCTCCTCGAACGCCCGCTTGACCACCGCGTTATAAGCGTCTCCAAAGTTAGTAGCGTCGTTGGGAAGGTTCACAGTCCTGTGGCGCGGGAAGATAATGTCGCTACCGGCTAGGAATACCGTCACATCCTGCGGGACGTAGAAGGTCACGGAGGCGGCTAGGACAGGAAGGCACTTCCCCTCAGTTGTTGCTATCGCTATTGCTTTCATTCAGTTCCTTGTTTACGTCGTCAAGCAAATCTTGTTCTGTAAATCCATAGTGCTTTGGGAAGCCTTTGGTTCCGAGTCCGTGAACTCCAGTTTTACCTCGGTGATGCTCTGGGCATAGTGGTATTGCAAGGTAGTGCGAAGACCTGCCCCATCCTTGACCGGCCCGCAGATGATGAATTTCAGACGGGCTATCAGAGTACCCAATTCTTCGGCAGACCATGCATCCGAGGGCTGCAACTTTAGAGAGATGGTTTTTTTCATCTTTTGTCATGCAAAAAGAAGGTTTTGAGTTGGGACTGAACCGCCAGAGTCATACTTTTGTGAATTGCCTTTTGGGTATGGCAAAACATCGTAATTTAATTCTTTCAACAATCGTTTTCTGTCTTGTTTATTTCCGTGTATAAACACATAACGGTGCTTTGCGCTTCTATCTACTCTTTTAGTTGAGTCACCAGAATTATGGCGGCTATGCCCACCATTTTCAGAAGCCATGTCAGTTCTTTCTTTTGTTGTGCCGGTAAATAAAAAGTTAGTGGCTTGATATACATACCCAATATGACCCATTGCAGTATCTGCGTAAGACACAATTATTTTTGGTTTTGGTAGCATTTTTATGCTATTGGCAACCAAAAAACTAGCTTGGTTTTTTTCGTTTCCATCTAAACACAAACGATTTAATTCTATAACGTCGTTGCGGTTGTGTTCTCCGCATACACCTACGCACAAAAATGGGCTTGCTGGCATACCGTAAGTTACAACGCCAATCAATTCAAGCTCGTCGTATAAACCAAATGCGTAGCTAATTGACGGTATGCGTTTTGCATAATGTTTTTTTAATAGCCAAGGATAAGATTCTTCGTTTTTTATTGGGAGAACTTTCACGTCATCCCCATTGTTCTGTCATCGCGTCAGCTATTCCTTGAAAAGTTTTGTTGCGGATACGTTCTCTTTCCTTTGGTGGGTTCTTAGCTGAGTCTGCATACCATTTAGACATCCGCTTGCCACTTGGAAATACAACAAACTCACCCTTGTCTACGATATTTGTAGGTTTTAGTAATGGCAATCCTTTAAGCCATAAGCAAGTTGCTTTTGTGGTTTTGTGTCCATATTGCCAGGGCTGAATAATTTGGTCTGGCTTACGGTAAATGTTAGACATAATTCCAATTGGATTTTCAACGGCAATTTTTGGTATAGGCGAATTGACAACTCTCAAAAAGAAATCTATGCCCTGTTGTTGTCTGCCATCTGCCCTTTTCTTTTCAAAGTGCTTTGCCCCTGATACAGCTAAGTGGGTGCATGGCGGGTGTGCAATCATCAAATCCCAACCATCGTTGATTATGTCGAACATATCACCTTGGTAATGCGGCCCAGGAACATCTGTTGATTCTAGGTCGCAGCTCATAGCGTCATGCCCACGGGCAATAAACGCATCCCTGACCGTTCCACTAAATTCGCAAGCTACCAATACCCTCATTTCAGCCCCCTCGTGTTGTCACTAAATCTTACATCATGTTCCAAAGCCCATTTCACTACTTTCTCCGTGTACTCCGAGAACGTCGCCTGGTTTAACTCACTCGTACTCGGTTCTAGCATCTTTATGCTTCCGTCCGGCAACTCCACCATCCGTTCAGGTAGGAACAAAGTTCTAAAGTATTCGTGATAGACGCTAGGCTCGTAAAACCTACCTGGAACTACCTGCTCGGATATATCACCCAAGACCGCCCAGTAGTACCTGTTGCTATCAAGACTGCGCTTAGGTGGCCGGACTTCTAGGATATGCCCGTCAGGTGCGTTATCCACCATCTCACGGGCTATGTTCCTGTTATGTGGGGAGAGAATCACGCGGACTTAAGCGCGGCTCTCATAACCGCAACCTTAAAGTGGGGGAAGGACTCGAACTGGCTAGGGTCTAAACCTAACTCTTTACCCTTGAGTTCTATGCCCGTAGCCGTCTCGTGCCAAGGCTTCTCGTTGACTACGTTTGGCAGGGTAACCTCATGTATATCGTCCCAACGCTCGCCGCGTAAGTATGAGGCAGGGTATGGTATGAACGCCCCGCCTGACTTCATCCAAGACTCGGTCTTGCAAGCGGCTGTGATGGCAGTTAACAAATTTGTTAACTCTGGCCGTATATCTTTTGTCTGCGCCCAGGCTTTTCTAGCGTCGGCCTTGGCTACTTTTTTTGGGTATAGCGCCCAGAAGGTGTTGAAATCATCCAAGATATTTTCTCCTCATAATGTCTATGACTTCCCTCAAAGTCATTTCTGGCGATTCGTGCCAGACTCCATTTTCCCTATATTGTCTAACAATTGTCAAACCCATATCTATATCCCCGTCGCTTTCGTGCGACGTAAGCATTAGCACACAGGTCTTGGTTTCGCTTTGGATGGCATCGCAGAGTCGCTCTAGGCATAGTTTCTGACCGAATGGGACTTGGGCATTTTTATATTTTGCCTCTACGATTATGAACAGTCGGTTAGAGAACTCTAGAATTGCGTCTATGTCTGTCGGAGATATTGCTCCCCATCTCAAACCTGAGAAGTCCTTTAGCTGGCTGCCGTACTCTCTGTTTCTATACATCCTCTTGCCTCCCAAGCGTCCCAAGCCGACTGTGTGTGGGTGCTGGTGAAGTACCCATTCTCATCCCTGTCTAACCTGTACTTATGCTCCTTAGCCCACTTCCTGAACTCCTCGCTTATTTCTATCATATATATCCTAGTAGTTAAGATACTTGCCCTTTGGTGAGCAAGACTCAGCCATCCCTGTCATAAGATGAAAGAGTCCTTTACAAGTTTGCCCTTCGGAGCCGCACTTGACTCGCCAGCCTTATCGTTCTCAAGGGTGCTGACTTCGCCGCCCTAGTGCAGTATTTCAGGAACTTCCCCACGGTCTGCTCTTAGACCCATGCCGCCGCCCGTTACCCTGACCAGCATGGTCGCAGTCAGCAAAAGAAAAAGCCCACATAAGACTAGAGCGTGGCTCTTGGCATGAGCAGAAATTGAAACCAATAAGGGGGCAACGATAGTAAGCCGAACTCATCGGTTTGAACTCTACACACGCCCTAGACTTATATGGGCTTGCGCTACCATTGCCTGTCCTTTTTGGTTCCAACGGCTGCCACACCGCTGACAACGCTAGGATACCACGGATTCAGTTAAGTTCAACAACTTTTACTTCCCAACGGTTGCCAACCTTTACCCAGCCGTGTAAATGCACTTTCCAGTTGCTCCGCACCATTTCTGGGTAATACTGGTTTTCTAGGATTTTGTGCTTTCTGGCCGACATATTTGATGCCGTGGTGGTCTGAATGGCTATGGTGTCCCCGTTTCCAATGGCTAGGAGGTCTATACAACCAAACAAGTCCTGGCGAATACGGGCAAAACTGTTCCAATGCTCGACTATCCAGACCGAATAGCCTTGGTCTCGTAGGTATTTTAGGGAACGCTGGGTAGGGGACAACATTCTTACATTCTACTGTATAACCATACATTAGGGTTAGTCCTAGGTATATTTCTTACACAACCCCGAAAAGTAGTGTAAGATTCTGTTCATGGCATCCCGCCATACGCCGAGGAGGGCAAACAAATGTACAAACTTACCGCAAAATCAAAAATTGAAGTTTCAGTAAAATTCCGCAATAAAGTTGTTTGTAAGACTGAAGATGTTTACACATACGAAAGCGATGATGGCGCAAAAGTTACATTCCATTCTCACCCAACAAAATCGTTCAACTATGTAATTGTTCCTGAGTCTACGAATGATGCGGGACGCAAGGTTGCTAATAAAGTAATTGACCTTTGGATTGACGCTTTAAGTTTGTCAGTAAATAACAAAACAGACCTAGATACCGCTTTGGCATCTTTGTAATTGAGGAGAGAAAAATGTTATACAACGAAGATTGGTATTACACACCACCTGAAGAACCCAAGTCCGAGGAAGAAGAAGACGACGATTCTTATTGGCAAGAACGCGCATGGGAGGCTAACCGTGACTGATTGCCAAGCCCACGCACAACAGCAAGAGCAAGAGCAACAAGAGACCGAAGCCTTGTGGGAACGCCAACGCCTAATGTCTAGCAACCACGGCAAGATGCTTGGTTGCGCTCAGACAATACGGGACGCTAACGGTGACGACGACTATGTAAGAATTGCGGTAAAATATCTGTTAGAGGCACTTGAGGAACACGACGACATTGTGAGGAGGTTCAAATGAACGCAGTAGATTTACTTAAGATTAACGTCAACGACCATACAGAAAAGAAGGGAAACCTTACATACCTGTCGTGGGCATGGGCTTGGCAAGAAGCAATCAAGGCAGACCCGCAAGCAGAGTGGACTGTCAAGATGTTTGGCGAAACGTACGATAAACCGTACGTCAGCATCGGCGACACCAAGATGGTATTCGTAGACGTTACGATGTTCGGCAAGACGCTTACTTGCCAGCTTCCCGTCCTTGACCACAAGAACAAGGCTATCCCTAACCCAGACGCTTTTCAGGTCAACACGGCCATCATGCGCTGTCTGGCTAAAGGGATTGCGTTACACGGTCTAGGCTTATACATCTACGCAGGAGAAGATTTACCCGAGGATGGCTCAAAACCTGAGCCAGAGGCTTATGTAAAACTAATCGAGGAGAGCAAAAATGTCACAGATTTACAATCAAATTGGAAAGCAGCGTACACAGCGTCTCAATCAGATGCGGGGTTTATCGCCGCTATCACGGTGGCCAAGGACAAACGAAAAGCAGAGCTTTCCGCTGCTTGACACCCTAGGTTTTGTAGCGTGTTGCGTTACAGGCTACATGGTACTGGTGATGCTATGACACTAGAACAAATTGACAGCCTGTCTCACAAACGCCGTGTCGCTAACCTTACCCCTGCAAGACCGTGGGTAGAGATAGACATACTAGAACTCAAGTCGATTGCAGAGTCTTGTAATCTCTGGGGTTCGGATATTTACAGCGACGTAGAGGAACTAGCGGCTGAGATTAACAAAAGACTGAAAAGGAAGAATCATGTATGAGAGTGAACACGCGGTTCGGATTATTCATTGTGGCAATCGTCTCCAGCATGAGATGGCTAACACGTATGCTCCCGACAGAAACACCATCGCGGCGTTATGTCAGGAAATTGAGAACTCGGCACACGAAATCTACAAGTGGGTAAACGGGATAGAGGGTAAAAGTGAGTAGGTTCACCTACATTCCAGCCGACAGAACCGACCTGAGAGAGTCCATGAAAAGATATAGAAAGATGGTAGAAGATGAAAATCGAAGATTACATTCTGGCAAGCAAGAAGCCAGTTCACCCAACCCACCTGGCAGAGAGGTTCTCGGTCAGCAAGAGCAAGGCGTACAACGTCTGCGTCTCGTTGCTACTGGAGGGCAAAGTTGAAGAAGTCAGAGTCGGTGCGCGAACCTTTTATAGGGTTCGTCGAGATGAACCTAAAGATGGACGGGGTCTTGAAGACTAAATTCTGTTTCTCCTGCCAGCGGGAAAGGAACAAGGAAAACGGAAGTTATATAATCAGGAAGGGGAACAAGCAATGGAAGTGCATGGACTGTCAACAGAAGCGTTGGTTCTCTACGCAGCCTTCGCCCTCGGAATCGTAGGCTATGTCACAAGCAAGAAAGATGGTCGTAACCGTGTTGGATACGATTGTAATAAAAGGAAAGAAGATGAAAAACACAACTAGAATCCTAGAAGCCATCAGCGCGGCCACGGAACCCGTAACCCTGAACACCCTGAAAAACGACTTGGGGATGTCGCCAGGAATAATTTCTGGGTCACTTGCCAGCCTGATGAAGTCGGGTAGGCTAGAGAGGCAAAGTGCGCCTCCTCCTCAGCATTGCTCCTTCAAGCCCTCAAACCCCCTCGGCCAAAAGTCGGGGGGGTTTTCTTTTACGGAGAAATACCATGTACGGCAAAAAACCAATGAAGCCCGCTAAGAAGCCAATGAAGCCCGCCAAACCGGGTAAGTACGCCCCCAAGAAATGAAAGGGCCAACAATAATGATTGGGCTACTTGGGAAACCAAGGGAGTCCAAGGAGATGGAAGGCGGCCTCCTCGACGAGGAAGGCTCCTGTCCGCTTGCCACCCAAGACGAGATAGTCAACCGTGGCAACAAGCAAAAAGCCATCCTGACCGCCAAATACGGCCCCAGCGAGGGCGAGTCCAAATGCGGCAATTGTGAGTACGGGATGAAGCTCAAAGGCTGTGGGCTAGGCAAGAACGAGGTGTTCTGCGATGTCTACGAGTTCAAGTGCAGCGCGGACAACGTCTGCGACGCTTGGGAAAGCATGGAAGAAGACGAAGAAGAATCGGATTAACGACTTCTTTAACTGCCCAACAGGAGATTCAAATTGCCTTTCAAATCTAAGCAACAAGCCAAACTAATGTTCGCCGCAGCCGCGTCCCCAAAGGTCGCCAAGGCTACGGGTGTCCCCCAGAAGGTCGCCAAGAAGATGGTCAAGGAAGGGCAGTCTAGCCTCAAGAAGCTCCCATCTAAGGTTAAGAAATGAAGAAAGAAGTCTACGAGAAGGCTAGACCCAAGGCTCTGGGTAAACCCAAGGCACTTAGCCCCAACCAGAAGGCGGCAGCCAAGCGGTTTGCCAAGTCCACGGGGACAAAGTACCCTAGCCTACTGGCTAATATGCGCGGGGCGCAAGCCAAGAAATGAAGATAAGGGACGCTGCCAAGCGGTTCGAAGCCTATGACAGAGCAACTACGAAGAAAATGGCCGAACATAATCGGTCTGGTGGAGATGTTCGCGCACCTGTTAGGTCGCTCAAAGGAGCCTCAAC